TCCGCCACGTCCCTGGCCGCGACGCAGGAGATATACCAGGTATCCTGCGCACTGATCGTCGCCTGGATGCCGAGGTAGTTGAACCCGTTGTTCACGTCCATCTCCTCGGCCCGCACGTAGATCAGCACCAGACCATTGTAAGTCGCGAATCCCGCCCCCGCGGTGATCGTCGCGGCGGCCTTCGTCCCTCTCCGGCCAAAAAGCGGGCCGGCATTCGTGCCCGCGTTGTCCGTGGCTTGCTCCACAATCAGGTCGATCGTGGTTGCCGCATCCGCCGCGGTGCCCAGCTGCATGATAAAGAGGACGTTGCGATAACCCGCCATCGTGATCCAGGCGCTATCAGTGATTCCCGCGCCAAGGTTCTGCGGCTGCAGGATGCAGGCCTGCGCGTCGCCGTCCAGCTTCAATGCCTCATATAGCGCTGTAGTAAAACCCATGTTTTGCCTCCTTAGCTCGTATCGCCCAGAATCAGGAACGGCGAAACAGTCGTCCCCTCCTGGGTCGGGATCGGTGCGTTCAGCCACGGGTTGCCATCCAGGCGGCTAACAACCTTGAAGGCCGTCTGGTTCTGCCGGAACAGGTAGTGCTCCGAGCTGGCGATGGTGATGCCCCCCCGCTGGCCGATGACGTAGTAGCTGAAATCCGCCAACATGACATCGCCAGGGTTACCCAGGCCGGTCAGCTTCTCCGTCCAGATTATGGGATAGCCGAGAACCTGGTTGCCCATCCCCGCCGCAGCCGCACCCCCGAAGGCGGGCCAGATATAGTTCCCCGCCGCGTCCTGCATGGTGCGCAGCGTCGGCTTGACCGAGAGGGTCATCACCCAGATGGGGTTGGCCCCGGGCAGGAGCTGGGCGTCCAGGTTCACCAAGTCCTGATAACCTACCAGTCCCGCGGCCGCACGCGGAACCACGATGGTCGCGGGTGCGCCGATAACGCCGCGCGGTTGGCCCACGCCGCTGCCCTGCAGATAGGCGTAGTCCCGGTACCACCGCGAGCCGTCGCCGAAGATGCGGTTGAATAGCGGCGGCAGCGATATGGCCGCGTCCGCCAGCAGGTTGTCGCTCACCGGCAGGTAGCCCGTGAGGTCGTGGGCCACCAGCGTCTTCTGCCGGAACTTGACTTCGATCTCCGGCTTCTCCTTCGCCTCCTCCGTCCACTCGAACACCGCGCCGCCGAAGAAATTGGTCTGGCCGGTTGGCGTTGCGATGGTCGCATAGTCCAGCGCCGGAATATCGAGCTCCCTGCGAGCCATGGGGATGACCATGGCGCGAGGCTCCACGATCGCGCCCTCGCCCATGATCTGCAGCAACGTGGCCTCGAACTCCGTAGGCACCAGGAAGCCGCCCAGCGCGCCCGTCCCCTCGACTAGCTGCTTCTTCAGCCGGGGGTCGAGGCCGTGGCCCATCCGGAAGGCGTGGGTCTTCTGCAGGAACTCGCCCACGTTCTTCCAATCGCTCGCGGGAGGCTGTGTATCCTGGGTTTTGGCTCCGGTCCCACCCCAGAAATGGTCATACACCTTGTCCGCTTCCGTGCGGAGCGCCTCCATTTTTTCAGCTTCGGCGATCTGCGTCCGGAGCTTGCTGATCTCGTCCATCTTGGCCCTGACTTCCGTTTGCACCTCGATGGGCACTTCCGCGGGATGCTCATCCATAAGCGTCTTGACTTCTTTGATGAGCGTCGCCACGCGTTCACGTATTGCCTTGAAATCCATTTCCTACCTCCATACGTTTTGACGTGTTGCTGCGTATGGCTGGCAGGCCCAAACCTGATCTCAGCGTGCCTTCCGGCCCAGGCCCAAACCCAGACCTCGGCACCAGCAAAAAAAATAGGGCCAGTCCAGCGATCTCTCGCTGTCTGGCCCGCTACCGACCAATCAGTTATTCAGTTGTCCAAACGTGCTATGCTTGAAGCAGCTCCCCCACCTCTAATCGCAGGGCTACTTCCTCCGCCAGTCCCAAGACCGCCGGAGGCTCCTGCACTTCGAGTTCCGCAATCAATTCCTGGAGGAGCGTGCCTGCTTCCCTCAATTCACCCTTCTGTATCAGCTCGATCACCGCGGCCTCCCTGCTGTCCTCCGAGGCCGCCTCAAATGTCCCGTCATGTGCCTCGCAATGGCTTCCCGCCTCACCCGCGTCCCAGGTGTCCTTCGGGTAGCGATAAGCCTGCTCCGTCATGGTCGTCTCCCCCGTCAAGCGGCCCATGATGACCGAGTATTTCTTGCCCTCGTGCTCCCGCGAAATGCGCCGGAAACTGTCCTCCTGGAAGTCGCCAGGGTCACGCAGCCGGCAGGCGTGCTCGTTGGGGTAAGGTTTGCCCTCCGCAGGCTCGCCCTCCATAGGCTCGCTCTTGTAGCTCACCACCTGCGCCGCGGGTTGTGCCGCCATCGTCACCAGGGAGAACTCGAACAGCTGAATTTCCCGGAGGTGGCGATAGCCATCCTCGCCCTCATAGAAGCCGTTATCGTCATAGAAATCGTAGCCGATACTCAGCTCATCGATGGCCCCGGCGCGAAGCAGTGCCTTGGCATCCTGCCCCCGCCTAGTGTCCACAACCTGGCTTTTGAAATAGAGACCGCCCGTGGCCTCGGGGAACCTATCCACCAGACCCTGCGGCAACTCGTCCCGTCCCACTTCCCGTATCTCGTCGGGCTTGCCAATCGGCTCATGCCAATCGTGCTGCCAGCAGAGCGCGATGCGGCCCTTGTGCTCCGCCAGGCTACGATCAAACGCGCCGAGGTCAATGATCTCCTCATAGGCATCCAGCGAGCCCATGACGGCCCCGAACCCCTCCAGCTCGCCCTTCTCGTCATCGTACCCCTTGACGAACAGCGGCAGCCGCTTGGTGTAAGCCGGTGTAGTCTTCTCAGGCATGTCTAGACCTCCCTAGCCTAAGCATATCAACAACAGAAACCCCACAATAGCTCCGAAAGCGCCTATTACTACAGCCCAGCCTTGTTTGACGCCAGTAAAGACATCAGACGATTTGCAAGCAGGGCATACTTTTGTCGGCGATTGAATGTATCCACATTTATTACATTGGGAACTCTGCAACTCTAAGTTCATGTCTAGACCTCCTCTATCTCACCCCTAGCATGGTATAGGTATCCTCCAGTTCTCGACTGCCCTTTGCCGATAATCCGTGGAGGACGCAACCCCTGAAGTTGTTCCCATCAGCCTGCCATTCCGAGATAATCAACCCACCATCCTGAAGGCGACCAATCGCTCTTCCAATGGAGGCTTGCCGCCCGGGATGGCGCTCGGCTTCAGGCAAATCATTATAGACCTCATCGCACAGTTCGCGATCCGTCAGCCTTTCGACTGCGAGAAAGGCCATAATCTGGCGTTGCAACGGTGTAAGCATCTAGACCTCCTCTATCTCGGCCAATATTGTGCATCTACAGAAATTGTGCAAAGGGGGATAACCTACATCCCAGATAATTTTGAGGCCGCGCGCTTTCCCCTCCGCATCGTAAACCATCATCTCGTCGCCCTTATTCCAGTAATTGCGACCGATATCAATAACTTTGCCGTGCATCTCCCTGCACCACGGGCACGGCCCGTCTTTCTCCGCCGTCCACCATCGGATGACCTTGACGCCGCTCAAGCGCATGGCCTCCGTCGCTCCCGCGTTGGAGCTGCGGATGGTCTCGGTGCGGGCAATATTCTCCGCCCTCACGCGGTCGTTTTGTTCCCACGTCTCGTTGATGGCTGTTCGCAATTCCGGCACGGTCCAGCCTTCCGTCTGCGCCTGGGCCACCAACTCGTTCACCTTGGCCGCGTCAACTTCGAACAGCGCCTCCGAGAACTCCATAGAGTAACCATCCAGGAAGGCTTGCACCTCGGGCATCTCCACATCGAAGCTGATGCCGAAAGCGGCGGCGATGTTCTCCGCCTGCGCCCCTAGGAGTGCCTGGAACAGCGGTATGAATGTGGTACGCCAGTCTTCCTTCGCCACCTTCAGCAGGTATTCCAATGCGCCCTGCTCGAAGACCGTAAACGGCACGGCGTCCTTGCTGGCCTTGCCGATCCGGCGGAGCATAGCCAGAAGCTCCCGTTGGTCATCCTGGAAGCGGAGAGAAGCGGCGCGTTTGAATTCTGCTTCGAATGCCCTCGCGGTGGTGTCCAGCGCCTTCCACCAGAGCAGCTCCCTGGCCTCGTTCCGCGCCGCTTTCAAGGCTAACGGTTCAGGCCGCTCGATTATCACCGGAATGCTCTTTGCCCCCTGCAACATCGCGGGTGTGCTCACGGTCATCATCGGCCGCAGGAATATGTCGCCATCGGCCACAGGCGGGGCCCCGATCGCCTCGCGAGCCTCGTTCACCGTGATGTAGCCCGCAGTGAAATCGTCCCGCACCCGCAGGTGTAGCTTGCTCATGTCCTCCTGCAGCGC